CCAGAAAGTACACTACGAAGCTATGAAAAAGGAGTTGAGCCGTCATTTAAGAATATGTGTAAGATCGCAGATGCATTGAAAGTTGATATTGGATATTTCAGGAGGTGAGATTAGATGAATTTTAACAGTAGCTATATTGTGGCTGTCTTATCAGGCGTAATGCTTGCGGGCTTCTTGCCACACGAAGAATGGGTCGTTGGTTGGGCTGCGATCTTGGCGATGATCGTCACAGCAATCGCAAGTGCACGAGACGAAACGTGGACTCGAGGCCTAGACTGGCTATTCAAGCCATAAAAAAAGGTCACCTGAAAAGGCGACCAAAAATCAAATATATCACAAATCAATTATATCACGAGGTGAACAAGATGAACAAGGAACAAAAAAGACAAGCAGAGCTCATCAAAGAGATGATAAGGACTTTTAAAGTTGATCTAGCAACTAACATTCAAGAAAAGGTGGTGACACGCGATGCCGACTAAAATCAACAGACTCGAAATCGAAAATGTCAAACGAGTCAAAGCTGCAGTCATTGAGCCAAATCAAAACGGTTTGACGATCATTGGCGGAAACAATAACCAAGGCAAGACAAGTGTGCTAGATGCGATCGCATGGGCTCTAGGCGGCAACAAGCATAAACCATCTAAACCGGAACGTGAAGGATCTGTTACGCCACCAAGCTTGCACATCACGATGAACAATGGCCTTATCGTTGAACGCAAGGGTAAGAACTCAAGCTTGAAGGTAATTGACCCAAACGGACAAAAAGGTGGCCAGCAGTTGCTTAATAGCTTTGTAGAAGAGCTTGCTATAGACTTGCCAAAATTTATGGAGTCAACAGCTAAGGAAAAAGCTACGATCTTACTGCAGATCATCGGAGTCGGTCCACAGTTGATTGAATTGGATAACCAAGAAGCTACTCTATATAACGATCGTCGAATGGTCGGACAAATTGCAGATCAAAAAGCGAAGTACGCTAAAGAGCAACCACACTATCCAGAAGCACCAAAAGAACTGGTATCTGTAACTGAACTCATTGAGCAACAACAAGCGATCCTTGCTAAAAACGGTGAGAATCAGCGCGAACGAGAAAACTTAACGCTTATCAAAAATCAATACGACCAAGAAGAAGCTGAGTTAGCGCGTTTACGGCAACAACTTGCAGAATACGAGTCTCGACATCAACAAACAGCACAAAACTTAGAGATCGCTCAAAAGTCAGCGCTTGACTTACAAGATGAGTCGACTGAAGAGCTTCAAAAGAATATTGCTGATATCGATGAGATCAATCGAAAAGTCCGGGCTAATTCTGATAAAGAAAAAGCGGAGATGGACGCTGCAGAGTACAAAGAAAAATACGAAGAGCTTACTGTCAAGATCGATAACATTCGTGAACAACGAACAGCATTGTTAGATCAAGCGCCGTTACCATTGCCAGGTTTATCGGTTCAAGAAGGTGAATTGATCTACAATGGCCAAAAATGGGATAACATGTCTGGCTCTGATCAGTTGAAAGTTTCGACTGCGATCGTTCGGAAGCTTAAACCGGAATGTGGGTTTGTCCTTTTGGATAAATTGGAACAGATGGACATGGCCACACTACAAGAATTTGGTGTGTGGCTTGAACAAGAAGGTCTACAAGCGATCGCTACTAGAGTTTCAGTTGGTGATGAGTGCGAGATCATCATTGAAGATGGCTATGCAGTCAAAAACGAAACTTTAAATAAACCAACTACACCGCCAGTAAATGACTGGTCGACGAAAGGAGCGTTTTAAATGAATTTTACAGTTACAAGTACACGACAAACAAAAGCTTTAAAAGTAGTCGTATATGGTCCGGAAGGAATTGGAAAGACAACATTTGCTAATAACTTTCCACAACCTATCTACATTGATACTGAAGGTTCAACAAATTTTATTGATAGCCAAAAGTTACCTGATCCAACTAGTTGGACAATGCTACTTGAAGAACTTGAGTATTTAAAAAGTACTTCAGGTATTGCTAGAACGATTGTGATCGACACGATGGATTGGGCTGAAAATTTAGCAAAACAACATTTAATGGCAAAAAATAACTGGGATGCGATTGATGCTTCTAGTTATGGTACGCGCTATGTTGCTTTAGCCGATGAGATTGGGAAGCTTTTAAACAAACTAAGTGAACTGGTTGAGTTAAATTACAACGTTGTTCTTTTAGCTCATTCAGAAACTAAGAAGCATGAATTACCTGATGAATTAGGAGCGTTTGATCGTTATGTACTGAAGTTAGAACGACGTGACGCCTCACTGGTAAAAGAGTGGGCGGATATGATCTTGTTTGCCAATTTCAAGACGACTGTCATTACAGATAGTAAGACTAATAGTAAAAAAGCGACTGGTGGCCAACGTGTAATGTATACGACACATAAACCGACCTGGGATGCGAAAAATCGCTTGGGACTTGCTGATGAGCTTCCATTTGATTATGAACAGATCAGAGTTCAACTTGAACAAGCGATGCCACAAGCTGAACCAGTACAACAACCGGTCCAAGCAGCAGTTCAACCTGCACCATCACAAATTCAACCGCAACAGGCACCACCGGTTCAACAAGAGCAAGTACCATTACCGGAAGAACCACCGCAACAACAAGAGGTGCAACAAGCACCACCAGAAAATTTACCGATGCCAGAACAAACGGAAACGATCCCAAGTGTCATTCCAAAGCCAGTAGCAGACTTGATGAGAGCAGATGGTCTTACACCAGGTGACTTGATGACTATGATCTCTAATGCTGGTTTTATGCCAAAAAGAACGCCGTTAGAAAATGTCCCCGAAGATTTATGGAGACATCTAGAATCTGGCTGGAGTACAGCAAAAGAATATTTACACAAAGTATATGAACCAGAGCAATAGGAGGACAAAAGATGAATACAGCAGAAAATGAATTTTTAACATGGGATGGCGGCTTTGTTGCAGAAGAAAGTGAGTTTGTCGTTCTTGATCCAGGTGTTTGCAAATTTACGGTCAGAGGCTTTGAACGCAAGATCTATGATGGTAAGTCAGACAAAATTCCTAACGGTACACCTTACGCTGAGATCGAAATGGAATTTGTTGGGACTAAAGGTAAGACAACAGTAAAAGAACGCTTGTATCTGCTAAAACGTATGCAGTGGAAATTGACAGAGTTCTTTGCTGCAATTGGTCAAAATCCAACGATCGGCCAAGCTTTTATGCCAAATTGGAATGCAGTTATCGGCAGTTCGGGATATGCAGAGTTAGAAGTAAATCATTACAAAGATAATAATGGCAACGATCGTTCGAATAACAGACCTAATAAGTTCCTCAAACCGAACGCACCAGAAATCGCTAGTGCACAACAACCTGCGCCGGTACAAACAACGGTACAACCGCAACCACAACCACAGCCAGTACAACAAGCACCAGTGACACCGCAACAAACAACTCAACCGGTACAGCCTGCACCGGCACAACAAACACAACAAACACAACCACAACAGACGACTCAAGCCGGTTTTACACCAGGAGCATTTTAGGAGGTAAGAATAATGTCAAAAGAGATCGATTTGAATTTATCACGGATGGCGTATGGCGCTATTCAAGAGAAGTTAGATAAGGAACTAGAAGCAGTCTTCAAAAATATCCATGATCCTAACGTGCCGGCAAAGCGGAAACGGACAATCACAATCACGCTTGGTTTTACACCGGACGAAAAACGCCAAACAGTAAATTTGGCCACTGGGATCAAGTCGGTATTAGCACCAACAGAAGAAGTTGAAACGACGGTTTTAACTGGTAAAGACATTAAGACAGGGCGAATTGAGGCGCATGAGCTTAGTTCTGGAGCACCGGGACAAACCTACTTTGATCCAGAAGATAGCCAACTAAAGACTGACGTTGGTAAACCAGTAGACGTAGTCGAGAAAGAAACTAAAGCTAAAGTAATTGATCTACAAGAAAAACGGGGGTAATAGACATGAGTTTAACGAAAGAAGCATTGGAATTTTTGACTAATAACGGTATTAAACCAGAAGAGCGTGTGGCGTTTATCGAAGAGATCCCATATGTGATCGATAGCGAAGGGATCGCGCATCGAGTGGATCCTGCGGCCTATACGGCAA